AAATTTAGGAAGGGAATACTATCTTGACTTAGGATTCGCCGTGGCATTACAGTTCCGCAGGGGTACAGAAGGGCAACGTGATGAGTCAACCTTTGTACCTTTGGTTGGCGAACCTATTTATACAACCGATACTAAGCGTCTTTATGTAGGCGACGGCAATACGGTTGGTGGCAATCCCATTGGCTATAATAACAAATTAAGCGATTTAAGTGATATTGAACTTCAGTCAGAAGCTCAAATACCTATTTTAAACATAGCTGCTGCTGAAAATATAGTAACAATAACCACTACAGTACCTCATGGTCTTGGAACTGGTGATACTGTTTACATTTCTACTGCTTCCAAGCCGGCCGTCAATGGATTAAAAACTATTAATGCAATTGCTGCAACAGTAATAACATTCAATCAAACTATAACTAGCTTCCCTGTGACGCTTGATAGCGGGGCGATAAAATACGAGCCAATTGATAATGCAATCCTTGCTTATGATCAGGCAACAGGCAAATGGGGTGAACAATCTTTTGTATATAGATTTCGCGATCTAGGCGATGTAAAAATTACCAATCCTCAGGAAAACGATATAGTACAATGGACTCCAATCCCGATTGGCACTATTAAAAATTCAAACAACCAAACAGTAGAAACTAATGTTGAACAACCCGCAACTCTACCAACTGGATTTACCTGGACACAAACTGGTACTATATCAAAATTTAAAAATAAACAATTTGAGATAGGTATTGATAATCTCACGGATGTACTTATTAATGAATCGAGTTTAGCCAATAGACAAATTTTAGCGTATGATAGTTTTCTTGAAGCATGGAAAAACCAAGATTATGTTGATGAGGTAACAGACCTAGCAGATGTTGAGTTAACACCTTATCCTGATCTCACAATACAACAAGCAAGAGTTACATTATCTGGATCTTATGCTCAAAATGATATTGTAAAAATACAGATTACGGGAACAGAATATCAACATAAGGTTACATTAGCAAATGTCAATTATATTGATAGTATTTCAAATACGAATGCTGAATTCGATGCGGCAATGCTTGCTTTTCTTGCTACTACAATGGCAGGAAAAATCAATGCCAATGCAAATTCTCCAGTTAACGCAACTGCCAGCGGACCTCTAATAACTTTAAATCCTAAAGGGGCTCCAATCAACTTAAATCTTACCGTCAATGCTGTTAATGCTAATACTGGTGATGGATTGACGCCAGGTATTACTAAATTTGAACCAGTCACTAAGCATGTTTTAACATATGATGGACAGAACTGGACTAATAAAGGTCTTGAAATAAACAATTTTAGCTTATCAGGGTTGAATGATGTAGATCTCGATAATGTTACAAACAATCAGATTATTCAATACAATGAATCTAGCGGAACTTGGCGAAATGTTGATAACTTTATCTCAATAACACAGTTTGCTGATGTTGAGATCGGTGAGCCTGCTGCCGGTGATGCTTTAATATACAGTCCCACCAATCAAAAGTTTGAAGTAAGAGCCTTTAAATTAGACGATTTAAGCGACGTAAATGATCCTAGTTCCACGGCAATAATTCCGGATGGGTCTGTACTTGCCTATAGTGATTCTGCCCAGGCTTGGACGCCCCAGACATTTAATAGTTTATCCTCTAGAACTGAGATAACATTTCAAACGGGTCCGATTGAGAACCTTGAGATCACTACGAAAGATTTTGAAGCTTTTACTGGTTATGCTATTTTTAAGGTTAAAGCAAGCGCTCCCTGTACAATAACTTTATATGTTAGCGACTATGAAAGAGAGGCTGATCTAGATAGGGCGGAAAATGTCAATCCTGGAATTGGTCAGGGTATTTTTGCTGAGTTGTCACCGCCGGATACTAGTTACAGGAGAATTGCGCCAGTTATTTATGGATTTAATGATGATGTACCTATCACAAGAACCGCTTACGCCAAAATAAGAAATAGAAGCGGTTACTATCAATCCAGTATTTCTATTACTTTTGTTCTTCTACAAATCGAGGCAGATCCTGAACAGGCCGGTGAGGGCGGATAGGTATCCTACTAAGCATTATCCAAGAGCAGTGATTGCTCTTTTTATATGAACGAAGAACTAAGCCAGGCAGCCGAGATGGAGGCCCAACAAGTTCAAGAAAGTCCAACAGAGGAAGCGAGTGTTACTGAAAAAGAAGATATTCAAAATCTTCTCAAAGCACTTAAATCTGAACGGGAGGCTCGTAAGACTTACGAAAGACAAATTAAAGAAAAGGAAAAACAGTTAGAAAAGTTTAAAGAATTCAATCCTGAAGAATACCGTAAACTCCAGGCAGATGCTGCTAGGGCAGCAGAAATTGAGTCCCGGTATGGAGAATCAATCAGAGCGATTGAAGAGAAGTATGGCCGTCAGGCAGCAGAGGCCGAACAACGGGCCAAGGAGCTTGAGTCTAAAAACCGTGAATACTTGAAGCGTTATGCTCTTGAAAAGGTTTTTAATTCTGCTGGCGGCAGGACTGATTCGGCCGATGGCATTTCTTTCTTTGATATGTTCGCCAATCAGTTAAGCACAAGATTTAGGCAGGAGCCCGATGGCAGTCTTACGCCATTAGACGGTCAAGGCGATCCTATACTTGACAACGAAACCGGTAAGCGACTTACACCTGAAGAGTTCGTCACCCAATTCAAATCGCACCCTGTTTACGGCACATTCTTTAAAGGTGTGAAGGGTTCTGGGGCCGGCCTTAATTATGGTGGCACAGACGCAAACGGTCAACCTGTTGAAGACTTGTCGGCCCTTTCCCGAGATGAACTTTTCCTGAAAGCGTTTGGCTGATGCCCCAAAGCCCCAAAAGGGGCTTTTTTATTGGGAAGAATAGTTATTTTTGGAACTATATGATAGAAAGCACCCGGTTTTGGCTGGCCGTGATGGTTGGGCAGGCAGGGTGTTCCGATGTTGGGGCGTGACGCCCTAAGCAGCGTTTCACCTTTCCTTGTTCACATCAAAAGGAGTTTTTAAAATGGGCCTTAGTTTATCTGAAGCCAAAAAGCATGCTTCTAATCCCCAAGAGCTTGCTATTATATCTGAGCTCTCCGCTGGTTCCCTGCTGAGCGTTCTACCTTTCCGTGAAATCCAGGGCAATGGCTTGTTCTGGAAGCGTGAGGAGTCCCTGGGTGATGTGGGTTTCCGTAACTACAATGCTAGCTACGGTGAAGCCTATGCCGAGGTCAGCCAGCAATCTGAGAGCCTCCGTCTGTTCGGTGGCGATATCAAGATTGACCGTGCGATCCTTGAGCTGGAGGGTTCCGAGTCCCGCGCCTATCAGGTGCAGGCCAAGACCCGCGCAATGCGTCTGTCCTGGGAATCGCTGTTCATCAACGGCTCTTCAAATGAGTCGCCCAGCGAATTTGATGGTCTGGCCACTCGCCTGCCGGCTACTGCTTATGCGACCAACAGCCAGGTGATCCGTAATGCAGCGACTGCTGCTGCCCTGGATCTGGGCGCCTTAGATGAGGCGATTGACGCTGTGGATGCCCAAGGTGGTACCAAGTACCTGGTAATGTCTAAGTCTCTGCGTCGTCATCTGACGAAGCAGGCACGTAGCTCTTCCCAGATTGATATTGCCCGCAACGAGTTCGGCTACCAGCAAATGGTGTATGCCGGCCTGCCCGTTATCGAGCTTGATCGTGATCACAAGAATGCCCCCATTCTGGATGGCACCCCCGGTGATCAATCGCTCTATGTGGTGACCTTCGGCGGCGATCTGCTGACTGGCATCCAAAACGGCGGCGTTCAGGTGCGTGACCTGGGTGAGTCCACTGCTTCCCCTCAAGTGGTCATTCGTGTTGAGTGGTATTGCGGTCTGGCTATGGTCAATGGCCGTTCGGCTGCTCGCCTGTGCAACGTGAACGCTACCGCCTAATTTTTTTGTTAGACTGGGTAGCAGCGGTTCATAAACAACGAGGGGCTTAGGCCCCTCTTTTTTGTTTTAGGAAACATAGCTTAGAACCACCAGCGCTGGTATACGTTTTGCGCGTTGGTTTTCCTCTCTTTCTTTTTTTATCATGGCACGTCGCTCTACTGGTGTTTTTCCTCGCGAGAAATTTGATCTTGACGCTAATCTGGCTGTTACCACCAGCGATGCTGATCTGGGTGTGACCCTCAAGCACATTAAGACCATTCGATGCATCCTGGTAGGTACCACCATCACTGGCAACGCTACCGTTACTTTTAACGTTGGCGGCAAGGATGTGGTGTTTGGCTCTGGTGACCTGGATCTGAATGGTGTTGGTATCGCTCATGTCCGTGGCGCTCTGTGTGATGCAGACAATCTGGTGAAATATACCATTACTGCTGGCACTGGTTCCGCCACCGTGGGTGGCGCTTTCCTGGATGTCGTCGAGAACCTCGGCTGATTGGTTTTACCAAAAGGCTGGAATAATAAGGGTGGCTTAGGTCACCCTTTTTTGTCATGCATCTATCTAAACTTCCTACCGTTTTTACTAAGGACGGCGTTGAACGCAAGGCTTATCATACTGTTGAGGCTCGCGAACTTATCAGCTTTGGATGGGTAGAAGCCGGTATAGAACTACCTATAGTCCAAGAGGCGACCGAGGCAATCGAATTAAAGGAAGAAGTCCAAGAAAAAGTAAAGGTAGTTAGAACAAAACCCCTTACCGTTAAGGTAGCAGAAACAGGAGCAAATAAATAATGGAGTGCGAATACCTTGATGGACCTAGATATATTGAGGGGATCAATTTTGACGCAGATATTATAGCTGCTCAGCCCAGGGTTGTGATCCGTCAAATTACAGACCCCGTAAATGATGGCAGCCTTGGAAAGCCTTCTTATGCAGAGGGTTCACTTAACAAAGATAATACACTTTTTTAAAATGCCATTTAAATCAGAAAAACAAAAAAAATTTCTTTATGCTTTTGAGCCTAAGGTCGCACAGAAGTTTCAGCGTGAAGAGAACAAGGGCAGGACAAAGCGGAAAACTAAGGAAAAGGGAAAGCGCTAATGGCTCTACCACTCTCTACTGCAAGACAGTTGTCGAAACCAAAAAATTCGGCAAAGGTAATTAGTGAATATAGTGGCAAAGCTGCCCCCAAAAGGACAAAACCATTTAATGGTGCAACAGACAGATTTCGTCCCAAAAAGGGTTCAAAGTAATGGCACCAAAGAAGAGGTCGACTGCTGATTTTTATGCCAATAACCCTGATGCATATAAGAAAAAATTAGCATACGACAAACAACGCAATGCACGGCCGGATCGCAAAGATTATCGTGCGGAATTAGCTCGTGAGCGCCGTGCGCGTGGAATTATGGGCAAAGGTGGCAAAGACTTAAGTCATGCCGCCGATGGAGGGTTTAAATTAGAAGAACCAAGCAAAAACAGAGCAAGAAACGGCCATGGGAACAATGGTCGATTAGCGCCCGGAAAAGGCACAAGAAAGTCACCAAAGAGATAAAGGGCGGAATACTAGTTCAGCTCTGAAACGGAAATGCCGATTCCCGCCAATCGTGCGAAGATTCAGCTTGCACGAGGCAACTATAATAACCTTCTCGCAAACGTAAGCGAATTTGCCGAGGGTGAACTTAGCTACGCTAAGGATCAAAATCTACTTTATATAAAAGAAGAAGGGGAATTAATAAGACTAGAATATGTTACGAGAGAAGATCTTGATGCAGCGGTTGAAGAATCTATTGATCTTGAGGTTTTTGGTGGGATAGGCCTTTTAACAGAAAATGGAACTGTAGGTACATCTCCTACTACAACTTTATCGATCGATGAAGTTTATCTTCGCGAAAAAGTTGGGATTACAGATTCTAAAGAGCCTGCCGGATTTGTTGATAAAACTCTGACGGTTATTGCACATAGACCTATTGAAAATCAAATTTGGCTTTATCCTACTGGAACATCTGCTGCCGTTTGGTGTCAAGGCATAAAACATTTATTTACTACATACAAATTTGTAGCAGAGCCTTCTTCTACAGGTTTATATTATATTTATTTAAATAGTTCTTTTAATTTACAAATAAAATCATCGCCATTTGACTATAAAAACGAAACGCCTGTATGTCAAATTTACTGGAATCAGGCGGCAGGCGAGCCGATCCTATTGCTTGATCGCCGTCATGGGATTGCAATGAATTGGAGCACTCAAGAATTTCTTGAGGCTGGGTTTAGTCCTGTAATAAAATCTGGATTTGATTTTGTTTATAGTCTCCTAAATGGCCCGAGCCCTGAAGGCTCAACTAATGAGCATAGTCAGTTTGGCCTTGCAGATGGCACCGGATTGTTCCAGGACGTAAAAATTTATGTAGAACATAGCAATTCACCCGCTGACAACATTGCATCAAATCTTTTTCAGCAAAAGTTAAATCCTGTTGCACATATTCCTGTTTTATATCGATCAGATACTGGGTCTTGGCTAAAGAAAACTGCTACAAATTATTCTTATGCATCAAATGCGGGTGTCCCCACGTATAACAAGTTTGAGGCATCTTGGTCGCTAGCAGCAGTAACAAATGGAAATTACTTTATTTCATATATTATATTAACAGCCAATACAGAATATCCCATTGTTTCTATTCCAGGTCAACATCAATACACGTCATTGACATCTGCTCAGGCAGCAAGTTTTGATGAATTGATATTAGGTGATATTGATGGTTTACAGAAAAAAGTCCTATACAAAGTAATATATAAGTATAATACGTCTTATACAAATACCTTAAAGACATCTATTGTTGATTTTCAAGATTTTAGAAAATCTGGCACTACTGGTATTGACAATGAAATTGTAGATCATGGTAAATTAACAGGCTTGCAGGATGATGATCATGCTCAATATGTGCATATTTCTGTTAATCGCACTGTTACAGCAAGTCATACCCACCAAGGTAAAATTAATATAACAAATAACACGCAAAGCACAACGACAGCCAGTGGGGCATTTACTGTGACCGGGGGGGTTGGTATCAATGGAAACTTGAATGTTGCGGGCGACCTAGGGGTCACCCTAGACGGTGGCAACTTCTAGTGTAGGAATGATATAATGACTCCTTAAATTAAGAAAATGGCTAGTGCCATCAGGATCAAGCGGAGAGACGCCAGTGGTGCCGCTGGAGCACCCGCAAATCTGCTTCATGCCGAGTTGGCATTTAACGAAGCTGATAAAACACTTTATTATGGTTTTGGGTCTGGGGTCGGGAGCAACTCCAGTTCAATTATTTCAATAGCCGGCGAGGGTGCGTTTTTTTCCAAAACCATCACTCAAGATCCAAATAAGGTTTTAGCCGGACCAGCTACTGGAGAAGATCCTTTAGCTCCGACATTTAGATTACTTGTCGCTGCTGATATTCCGACGCTGACAGCAGCAAAAGTTAGTAATTTTGATACACAAGTTAGAACAAGTAGACTTGATCAGATGGCGGTACCCACCGCCCCTGTTGCATTAGGCAATCAAAAGATTACGGGTCTCGCCGATCCAACCGATGCACAAGACGCGGCAACTAAGGCGTATGTTGATGCTGCCCGCAATGGTCTTGATGTAAAAGCTAGTGTTCGTGTCGCAACCACCGCCAACATTACGTTGTCAGGGGTGCAGACTATTGACGGTGTAATTCTTGTTGCTGGCGATAGAGTTCTTGTTAAGAATCAATCAACTCCTGCTGACAATGGCATCTATGTTGTTGCGACTGGATCTTGGACTCGCGCCGAAGATGCCAATAGTGATGCCGAGGTAACCCCTGGAATGTTTACCTTCGTAGAAGAGGGTACAACGAATTCAGATAGTGGTTTTGTTTTAACGAACAATGCAACGGTTAATCTTGGACTGACAGGGCTTGCGTTCGCGCAGTTTTCCGGTGCCGGGCAAATTACTGCTGGTAGCGGTCTTACTAAAAATGGTAATACAATTGATGCCGTTGGTGTTGCCGGAAGAATTACTGTTAATGCCGATTCAATTGATATTGCGTCAACATACGTTGGCCAAAATACAATCACTACACTGGGGACCATCACCACAGGAACGTGGAATGGCTCTACAATTAATGTAGCCAATGGTGGCACAGGCATTACAGCCGCTGCGAAAGGCTCTGTCTTAGTTGCAAATGCTAATAATGTTTTGAGCGCTTTAGACGGTGGTGGCGTTGACGATGCTATACTTGTTTATACTGCTAGCACTGACACAATTTCTTGGACAAATCAGATCGATGGTGGCACATATTGATCGGAAACCTATTGAGCCATTAAATAATGGCCATGTAATGCTTTATAGCTATTGAGGAACGCCACATGGCAGCGCAAGTTGTTAAGTTAAAGCGGTCTAGCGTACCAGGAAAAATACCGCTAATTACCGATATTGCGCTCGGCGAGTTAGCCATCAATACGTTTGATGGTAAAGCATTTTTCAAGAAAGATAATGGAACCGAGTCAATAGTTGAAGTCGGTACCGGCGCCGGTGGTGGTGGTGTAGGTGGAAGTTTTACCGATCCAGAACTGTTAAGTTTATATAATAAAAATAATAATGGAAACACTGCAACTTTTAACGGAACTGAGACAAGGTTTCAACTAAGAAATGCCGCTGGTGGTATAGTTAGCATTACTAATGCATTAAGAGTTGTCATCAGTGTTAATGGTGTTATACAAAAACCAAATACAGGAACCCCGTCTACACCGTTCGAAGGTTTCTATATCACTGCTAATGCAAGCAGTGGTTATGACTTAGTTTTTGATACGGCACCGGCAACATCATCTGATTTTTTTGGTGTTCTGGGCGGTACATTTGCCGCCACGGCCGGCACGTCAGGAATTAAAGTTCTTGATGATATTAAATCCCAGTTCAATGGCACACTGACCGCCTTTACATTAAAGTATAATGCTGTAAATTATGCGCCAGAATATCCCAACGCTGTTATTGTCAGCGTTGGTGGTGTTCTCCAGGTTCCGGCTTCCGCTTACTCAATTAGCGGCTCTACAATAACATTTACATCTGCTCCTCCGACTGGGGCAACTTTTTATGCCGTAAGCCTTGAAATTGGCACTGCAGTAGAAGGTGTAACTTCCGTTACTGCTTCAACACCACTTAGTAGTACTGGTGGCACAACTCCGGTTATCAGTATCCAAGACGGCAGTACCAGTCAGAAGGGGGCAGTTCAACTTGAGGATTCGACCAACAGTACAAGTGCAACTAAAGCAGCAACCTCAAATTCAGTTAAATCTGCCTATGACTTAGCGAATGCTGCGCTTCCGAAAACTGGTGGCACTCTGACGGGTGATATCACCTTAAATGCCCAGGCAGATGTTCGATTCGCTGATTCCGATAGCAGTCATTGGGTTGCATTTCAAGCTCCATCCTCAGTTACTGCTAATGTGACCTGGACGCTGCCTGCTACGGATGCTATGGTCTCTGGTCATGCCTTAAAGTCAAACGCCGCTGGCGTATTGAGCTGGGGCACTGCTGGTGGGGCAACAGGTGGTGGCGGAGATGACGTGTTCTACGAAAATAGCCAAAATATTACCACCGATTATTCCATCACGGCAGGCAAGAATGCCATGAGTGCCGGGGAGATCACAATTCAACCTGGGGTCACCGTTACCGTGGGCCCTGGTCAATCTTGGGTCATCGTCTAATTATGACTATCACCATTGCTGGCTCTAGACTTATCACTGGCATCAGCACAAGCGGATTGCCCGATGGGTTAACTAATATGGATACCACCAGCGACTACAGCATCACGGTGCCCACTAGCACCTAATAAACCATTCTCTGAGCTGAACCATGCCTTACGGATCCGTAAAAGTTGATTCCATCGTCACCAGTACCCAAACGGTGACGGTTGATAATCTGCTCAACAGTGCAACAGCAGCAAGCACTTACCTGACTAAAGTCAACCCTAGTGTTAATGGCAGTTACAGGAGCAACATTGTTGCTGTCTCGCAGCTAGATGTTGACTGTTCATCCGGCAATTATTTTACCAAGTCAATTTCTGGCAACAGTACCTTCACTTTCTCGAATGTCCCCTCCTCTGCCTCGTATTCTTTTACGCTCTCCGTCCTGCACACCGGCGGATCAATTTCTTGGCCAGGGTCTGTTCAGTGGCCTAAAAATACTGCACCGACTTTAACATCTAACAAGTATCATCTGTTTATGTTTTCTACCCACGACGGTGGCTCCAAATTTTACGGAGCTGCTCTAGTGGACTACAATAGCTGAATTGCCATGTACCTACTCACTCAAGACAACGCGGTTATCAAGTTTCCTTACACCCTAGAGGAACTGCGGGCCGATAATCCCCTTACTTCCTTTCCTCTTGACATGAGTGCAGAGGAATTAGCCGGCTGGGGAGTTTTTGCCGTGGAGGTTTTCAATCCACCATCTTTTAGTGAAAGCACAGAATCCATTGAGGCCATGGAACCTACTTTTGCTGACGGCAAGTGGGTTAGGGAGTGGCGGGTAGTGCCTGCTGATGCAGAAGAGGTTGAGCGGCGCACTTCGGCAAAGGCCTTGATGGTGCGAGCCGAAAGAAACAATTATTTAGCTAACTCTGATTACACCCAGCTTCCTGACTTTCCAAGCAGTCCTGAACTCAAGGCTGCGCTGACTCAATTTAGACAGGAATTGCGCGATCTGCCTCAGCAGCCAGGCTTTCCCTGGGATGTAACCTGGCCATCTTTTGAGTAAGGAGTGCAATAGTGGACCCTACAACTTTCAGAATGATAAGGACCGCAGACAGTTCATCTCCGCCGGTAGAGATCACCTTTCAATCTAGCAACTATAATCCCAACGGACATGGCACCTCAACACTTTCATGGACAGTGCTTCATTCAGCTTCCCAAAGCATTGACCAAGGCATAGGATCAGTTGCAGCCACCGGCTCGACAGTTGTTGGGCCTTACAATAATACAACAATAGTTTATACTCTTACGGCGATTGGTCTTGATGGACTAACTTATACACAAAGTATTACCATTGTTTGGAAAAATTGTATTTACCCGGCACACTGGGGTATGTGTTAGATAATTGATCAAGCGAATAAATAGCAGCCTTGTGAGTCAACTCAAGTCCCTAATTGCTCAAGCGCCTGGCGTCGTTAAGGGCGGTCTTAGCAGTCCTGAAACCATCTCTGCTCGTAACGTAAAATGCCAATCCTGCGAGCACCTAGATCAAAAGCTGCAACGATGCAAATTGTGCGGCTGCTACGTCTGGGTAAAGATGAGGGCGGCGGCTGCAAGCTGCCCCGCCAACAAGTGGCCCCCGCAATAAGACCTTATCGGCAATATGAACTCTCTTAACACCGCTTTTTACACCCGCTGTGCGCCCAGCGTACAGCGATCTTTTGTGCGCGAAAGCGAGCACTGTGTTCGTATTACAAACTTTTTCTCAGACCCACAGCAAGCTGGCAACTTCTGCCGTGAACTCCCCCTCTGGGAGTGCGGCCCTCTCGACACCCACTCGAAACCTGGGGCTGAGTCCCTCTTACCTAACTGGCTGCCTCGCTACTTACTGCTTGACTATTTTGTCAAGGAAGGGCTGCAGTTTTCTGAGGCCAGCCAGCACCTTACAGCGGTTTGCAACTGGCTTTACCACGGAGAGATTAAGTGCAAGGAGATGCTATCAAGCTATGCCGTAGAAGGCGAAGTCCTCCCTCACGTTGATTTTGTTCCTACCGCAGAACATACCGCCTACATCTGCTTGGTAAATCTGAACAATTACGAAGTCTCTACGGATTTTTGGCGGTTTAACGGACGCCAGTTATGCCACACCTCCACTGACTTTGAAGAGTTTCAGAACTGCATTGCCCGACGCTCTTCTGAATACCTCAGCCTGCCGGGCGAGCAACGTCGGGAGTTTTGCGCCTCCCTCCCTGAACTGCGGCAATCACTGCGGGTGACTTACCAGCCCAACGAAGCCATCATTTACCCCGCTCATGCCTACCACAGCCCCGCTGTCGAGCCTAGGCACACCGCCTCAAACCCTCGTTTGCTGCTAAGGATGAGTTACAGAGTGCAGACCGCTTGCTTGGATGCGGAGGGCAATGAATCAGGGGCAGTTGGCAGCGGCTGGCTGCCCTGACAACATATGGCCGTCATGAGGTTCACAATGGCGCACTTCGGCCGCCCTAAAATCACCCGCCGTCGCGGCAAAAAAGCACTTCGTGGGCAGGGCCGATAAATGCCCCCTTGGCTCTGGCGCAGCATCGTCGCCACCTCGATGACGATCATGCTGGCTGCCGATAGCACCGTTTGCGGCGGATGAGGTGGATAAGGAATCCTAGATTTGTAGGGTTTCAACAGTCCAGCGGTGAAAAAGCGGGTACAAAGTGCGCCTTTGGCACAGACCTTAGCCAAATTTAACAAAAAAGGCCAATGATCGAATTGCTTGCTGCTATCGCGGGCGGTCTGATTGGTCTCGGCGGAATTGCTGCTGGATCATTGATCAAGCGATCTGGTGACGGCAGAGATGCTATTGTTAAGTTAAGCATGGGCATCGAGCACATTGGTGCTGAGTTGCAGGCTTTAAGACAGGATATGAAGGAAGATCGGCATGAAATATATGGTCGACTTGGTACCGCTGAACAGCGAATTTCAGCCCTAGAGGCAAAGAAATAATACTATAAATTTAATGGCACACTAGGGCAGAATGACTTTAACTATGGAATTCATTGCTCTTTTAATTGCCAAAGCCCCTGAGTTAGTGGCTGCATTGTTGGCTGTGCATGCTGCTGCTGTGGCAATTGTTAACCTAACTCCAACACCTAAAGATGATGCTGCGGTCGCCAGGGCTTATCGAGTGATCGAAATCCTGGCTGGTATTGTTACTCGTTTAGCCAAGAAGTAAGTTGCTGGGTACTAGCAAGGAGACCAGGGACAAGCGATTGGAGACTTGCCATGGTTGCGAGTATTATAAGAAAAAATATCAAAAATGCATTAAGTGCGGATGCATTGTGCCAGCAAAAGTTATTTTACGTGGCGCGAGATGTCCGATTGGTAAATGGTAAGGTAACCTATTAGGCATTTATTAAGAATATGT